TGTCTGGGCTGCCCACGCTCGGCACAGCGGCGGCAACGGACGCCACCGCCTATGCCACGGCGGCGCAGGGGGCCAAAGCTGACGCAGCCGACTACCTCGCCTCTTTGGCGGGCTCGGAAATTGTAATAACCACAACGGCTACGGCAACAATAAGCAGGCAGCATCTTATATCTGGGACGACTTCAGATTACACGGTAACACTGCCGGCCGCGTCTGGCAGCGCTGGCAAGTTTATATCATTTCGGATTAACGACGCGGCGACGAGAAGATTTACAATCAAAGGTGACGGATCTGAGTTGATAAACGGTCAAAATACACGAATCATGTGGGCCGGTGAATCCGCCGTACTTTATTGCGACGGGATTGGATGGCGGAAGCTTTCTGGAGTAACGAAGCCCATGCTGTGCCAAATGTCCGCAACCTCAGTTCAGTCTCCTCCAATCCCAAATACGACAGTTACCGATGTTACGCTTTCTCGTGCTGACGTTGACAACACTGGGTTAATGGCGGATACGGCTAACTCCAGGATAAGAAATTTTCGCCCTGGGCAATACAAACTTATGGGGCATTTGATGTGGAACGTTACTACCGGCTCGGCTACTCGATTGATTGGCCAGATTATCAACTCAAACACATCCACTGCTTTAACTGGGCACGAAATGAATGCCTTTGCGACTGGCTGTTTTCCTTCGTGCCAGCCTTACGCTTTAGTTACTTTATTGGGAACGTCAACGATTAAGTTGCAAGCATATATGTCAGCTAATGTAACAAACGTCTACGGGCATCCCACTACTGACACCACGCAACTAATAGCAATCGAGGTTCCATCATGGTAGGAATTGCTGCAGCTATCGCCGCCAAATTCCCAGACGCGGTGCCGCTTGTGGATTGGGGAGTTACGTCTGATGGCACCACCGAATCCGTGTTTCTGTGGAACGCCGAGCTACTGGGGCCTCAGCCCACTGAAGCGCAACTTACTGAATGGGCTCTGCTTGTCGTGCCGCCGCCACCCCCGCCCGACTGGCCCGGGTTCCTGGCCGCACTGCTGCAATCGTCCAATTTTGCAGCCGCTCAAATTCAAGCGCGGCAAATTATTGATGCTGAGTTGCCGGCTGCCACGGAGGTTCGGTTGGAACGGCTACTGGTGGCGTGGACATCTTTGACTGTTTTGTCTGGAGTGTTGCTTGAGGCGAAATCAGGCAATACCAGCCTTTTTGTTGGGGCGTGGCTAAAACTGAGGCAAGCGCAGCTGATTTCCCCCGATATTGCGACGGCGATGACTGAACTTGCCACCGCCCACAACCTGCCGGAGAATCTGATTCGCTCCTTAGGGGCGCCAGAATAGCCGCTTTCTTCCAGCCTTGCTAGCATGACTGCATCATTCCTCCCCGATCTGGCGATGACGCCCAACAGCGAGGGCCAAGGCATTGGCGGTGTAGTGCTTCGAGACGCGCTCTCGCTAGTTCTAGGCACAACCTGCCTGGTCATGGTGGGGACGTGCCTCAGCATGTGGTCCGGGCTGCGATTAATTGAACAGAGCATTGCTAACATTGTAAAAAGCGATACTGAGCAAACAGCTAAAATCGAAAGACTTCAGGCTGAACTTAACGCCCTGCGAATTGAACAGGGAATACAGAGAGGGAGGCTGATGGATATGAATCGGCGATTTTTGGCGCCATGACCCAGTACATCGGCTACTGCCTCATGTTTGCCGGAACCTGCCTCTTGGCTTCGGCAAGCCTCAGCACGGCCGGGTGGGTGATCTGCGTCTGGCGTGACCGCGAACCGACCTGCGAAGCCCCCTTGGCGGCGGCTGCGATGGCCTTCACCGGTGCGGCCAATGCGGCGCTAGGCGTGGCATTGCAGGAGCGGAAGCCGTGACACTCAGCAGATCCGAGGCAATACTTGCCGGGACCAAGGCGATCCTTGAGGCCGGCTTGACCGGCGCCGCATCGGCCACTGTCTGGCGCGACCGTGCCGAGGCCATAGCCCGAAACGAGATGCCCGCCGTGGCGCTGGATTGGGACACGCAGAGCGACGCCGAAACAACTCAGGTGACGCTGACCACCACCATGCGGCTGGAGGTGGACATCCTGCTCAGCGGCACGCCGCTCACCCTGCTGGCCGATCCGATCTGGACAAAAGCCCACGAGCTGCTGATGGCGCCCACCGGTGTGCCCAGCCTGCCGGGGGTGACCGGGATCACGCCCACCGGGCGCCAAGCAGAGCGGGCGAGCGGTGAGGTCGGGATCTTCCGCTGCTCCTATGATGTGCGGTATCAGACTTTTCAGCTGGATGTGACCGATGGGCTCCCCTAATCCGCTGCCACCGCCGCCCACCGAGCCGGGGGAGTTTGAGCTCTCGGGGGACGGCAAAGCCTGGGAAAAACGGACCGCAGCGGCTGAGCCGGTCTGCACAGCCGCTCCCCATGCTGAATCAGCTCCAGCCCAACTCCCCCCCCGGTGATCTCTGATGGCGCTTTACATACGAAGGCTCTTTTGCTCCAAGGCCGAAAGCAGCTACGGCCAGACGGCTAGCACTGCCGGCGCTGACTTCCTGGTGACGCTTGCCGATGCGTCGATCACTCCCCTATCTGCGGAGACGGTAACCCGAAACATCCTCGATCCCGCTTTTGGCAGCACCCTCTCTCCGCTGATTGCACAGCGCAAGATGGAGGCGACGATGCCCATCGAGCTGACCGGATCTGGCACTGCAGGCACCGCGCCGAAGTTCAGCCATCTCCTACTCGGCTCGGGGATGAACCTGACCACGGTGGCCAGCACCAGCAACACTTATAACCTGGTCACCGGTGAAGGCCTGGGCAGCTCCGAGCTGATGTTCTGGGCTGACGGCCAGCGCCACCAGGGCCTCGGCGCCCGTGGCGGCTTTGAGCTGAGCTTCGCCGCTGGCGAGGTCCCCCGGATCGTTTTCAACCGAACAGCCATCTACGTCGAGCCCACCAACGTTTCCAACCCGACGCCAACCATCAGCAACCAGGCAACCCCGGTTATTGCTGATTCTGCAAATACCACTGCGGCCACAATTGGCGGCGACGCGGTGTGCGTTCAGTCTTTGACTGTAACTCTGCAGCCCACGCTGTTCTTCCGAGACCGCATGGGCTGCGTAAAGGAAGTCCAAATCACGAACCACGTGGTCAGCGGCTCCATCACAATCGTTCGCCCGGCTGACCTGGCAACATTTAACCCTTACGCGCTCTGCACCAACGGGACCCGCAAGGCCATCACGCTTACGCATGGCAGCGCGGCCGGGAACCGGGTGATCCCGACAATCCCTTATGCCGTGTTCGGGCCGCCCAATGAGGTAAACCTGGACGGCACATGGGGCCTGGAGCTGCCATTTACGGGGATGAACAGCACCATTGGCGCCACCGACTCCATGACGCTGGCCTTTACCTGAGTCACGGGGATTGGGCTGGCGATTCTGAACACCTACACTGCCGCGCACCATGTTTAAATTTTCAGAAGCTACTAGCTACCCATGGAGAGTGGTTGGCCAGCTGGCCGGGACTCCCTACAGCTTTACAGCTCATTTTGCCTTCCTTGATCAAGATCGGATCGAGGAGCTTACTCAGCAATTGATCAAGCGCCAGCGGCTGCTTGAGATCGGCCAGGATGACCCCGATCTAGCAAACGTCAACTTATGCGCCGTGGCGGATGAAGTGCTAGTGGGTTGGGGGCGTGATGTTGTTGGTGACGACGGCGAGCCGTTGTTGTTCGGCCCGATGATTAAGGCCAGGTTTCTGCAAAAACAGGGCGTTGCGCTCACGATCTGCAACGCCTGGGGCGACAGCCTCAAGGGGGCCAAACAGGGAAACTCCAAGGCGCCGCTCGGCGTTGGCTGAGCGGCGCAATGCCGGATGACACGGATCGCCTGAGGCAAGAGGCCGAGGCGCTGGGACTGCCTGCCGAGGCCGTGGCCGAGCTGATTGGGTCGCAGGCGACAAAGGATTTTGAAGTCTGGCCCGAAAGCTGGCCAGCAGTGGACCTGTTTATGCGCTGCCAGACCCAGTGGCATTGGCGCCCTGACGGTCGGCGAGGCGGCATGATCTACTCAGAGCTCATTGCCATGGGTAAGCTGTTCTCAGTGACGAACCTGGAGCGAGTCATGGAAGATGTGCAGGTGATTGAGATCGAGATCCTGAACCAGGAGGCGAAGCGCTAATGGCCGCTAACATGGATGCCCTGCTGCGCATAACGGCAAAGACGGCTGGCACGGATTCAATTGAGCAGCTTACAAAAAGGCTCATCGGATCAGAGCAAGCTGCGACACGCCTGACCCAAGCGACCAAGCTGATGGGCGCCGCGTTTTCAGCAGTTGGGGCTGCCGACTTAGCCCGCCGCATGGGCGACTTTGCCAAATCAACCCTGGAAGCCGGCGAGCAATCCGGCCTGGTTGGCATGAGAATCAAGAATCTAGCCGGGGAGTACAGGGAAACTGCAGCAGTGACCAAGCTGGCGACGGATTCAGCCAAGCGGTATGGACTGGGGCAGCTTGAGGCGGCTAATAGTGTGAGTAATTTATACGCAAGATTGCGGCCAATGGGAATCAGTCTTGAGCAGATTGGCTCTACATTTATTGGCGTAAACAATGCAGCCAAGCAAGCGGGGCTCTCTACTTACGATGCAGGAGAAGCATTTCGGCAGCTTGGCCAGGCCATGGGATCTGGCAGGCTCCAAGGCGACGAGTTGCGCTCCCTGATGGAAAGGATGCCGGCAATCGGCCGTGCCATCGTTGACGTGTTCAACGATATTGCTCGCAGCAAGGGCCTAGAGCAGATCAGCAAAGAGAAAGCCGATGTGCTGATCAGGCAAACCAAGGAAGGCGAGAAACGGCAAACTGAAATTCTAAAAGAGCAGGCATCGCTCAGGATTGAAGCGTTGCGCAATGAAACAGACAGACACCTGAAAGAGATTGATAAGCGCTATCGGCGCCAGCAGCAGATCATGGAAGACCGCTTTGAAGATCAAGACGATGCGGCAAGGCGTTCAAATGATCGCCAGTTTGATGCGACCATAGACGGCATTAAAGAAAGAGCCGAGATTGAACGCAAGGCGATCGATCGCCGCTTTGAAGATAGAAGAAAAATTGTCGAAGATGACAATGCAATCAACGAAGCGCAGAAAACGCAACTGCTGCGCAATCTTGACGATGAAAAATCAGCCGTTCTAAAAGCTGTTGAAGACAGGGAAGAATCTGCAACCACTCGGATAAAAGATGCTGCAGACGCTCGCAACAAGGAACTCACAAGGCTGAACAGAGACGCAAGGCAGGCGCAGATGGAGCAGTTGAAGTCCGCTCAGCAAGTCGAAGAAGACGCAGCAAAGGCGTCAATGCAACGGCAAAAAGTAACGCTAGAGGCCAAGCTAAAAGCAGACATTGAGGCCAACAAGCAAGCAACGGCAACAACGCTAGCCAATCTTGTGGCCAGCACTAAGGTAACAGTTGGTCAACTCAAAGATCTTGGCGCTGACGGTTTGATTACGACTGACATTATTGTTATGGCGATGAAGAAACTGGAGCAAATACAGCCACCACCCCCCACAGCGATGCAGCAGTTCACCGCTGCCATGGCTGATTTGAGGATGGAGCTGGGTGAGAACTTGTTGCCGCTTTTGACGCCTGGGATCCAGCTGCTGACTGGATTGCTTAGGGCGTTCAACAACCTTCCTGAGCCCATCAAAGCGGTGGCTGGCAGTGTGCTGGTTTTGGCTGGCGCTTTGGCGGCCATTGCGCTGCCGCTGGCTGGCTTTATTGGTTCAATTAAGATGTTGGCAGGTATCGGCCTATGGACCACAATCACTGGAGCGTTCACCGGCTTTTTAACATTTATGGGCACCACTTTTGTGCCTGCTCTTTTGGCATTCTTCTCTGGCCCGGCTGGCTGGATCACGCTTGCCGTGATCGCAGTGGGCGGAATGGTTTACGCATTCCGCGAGCCTATTGGCAATTTTATTTCCTGGATGGGCGAGCAACTTGGCAGCCTAGGTAAGTCGATTAGCGGATGGTTGGCCGGAGTTGCTAAAACTGTCTACGGCGCCGTAGACGCAATAAAGTCAGCTATTCAGGCCGGCATCAAGTTTACGTGGGATTACGTTAGCGGCGCAGTAGGCAGTGTGGCTGAGTCGCTGGCCAGACCATTCACGACGGCCGCCGAAACTATCAAAGGAGTTCTTAGGATGGTGCTTCAATTCAGCGCGAACATCATCAACGGATTCCTCGGCGCCGTCAACCAGATGATCGGCGCCGTAAACAACGTGGTCAGCCGCGTCAACCTCCCCCAGCTGCCGACGTTCAGCCCGGTGTCAGTCCCGAGCTTCGAGGGCGGTGGCTTCACCGGCAACGCCCCCCGGATCGGGGGCCTTGACGGCCGCGGCGGCTTCCCGGCGATCCTGCACCCCCAGGAAACCGTCATCGATCACGCTCGGACCGGCGGGGGGAGATCCACCCCGGCTGCCATCAACATCCCCATTACCACCGGCCCGGTCTACCGGCTGCCCGACGGCACCGACACCGTAAGCGTGGCCGACTTCCAGGCTGGAATGCAGGCCGTAGCCGAGGGGGTCATGGCCCAGCTGTTCACCCCTGCCGGCCGCATGGCCCTGAGGGGTGCCTGATGAGCCTTGCGCAGGCCGCGTTCCTGGAGCTCTCCGACGGGTTTGGGACCGTCTTCGCCCGGTGGCAGAGCTACGGGATCGAGCAGGTGATCAGCTGGGACGGCCAGGCCTGGGAATACCGGCAGTTCGACTGGAGCGGCATCACCTCCGGCCAGGCTGTGGGCGACCAGGCAGCGATCACCCTGCCCGCGTTGTCATCGACCCTGGAGCTGACCCCAAGGGCCTTGGCGGGTGCCTGGGTGGCTTCGCTCCGGGTGATTCAGTGGGACGACGAGGCCAGCGCCAACCCACCAGCAAGCGGCTACGTCCTGGCGGCCAGTTGCGTGGGGCAGGTTATCGGGGCTTCCGGCAGCTTGACGCAGTACACCTGGCAACTCGGTTCGGCCTTGTCGCCGATCGGGGCCCAGTTCCCCCCGCGATCGGCGACAACGGCGCTGATCGGAGTGCCCTTACGGCTATGAGCACAGCAATCACCTTCTCTTCCTCTGCCCGCTCCGGCTCCAGCGGCTCCAGCGGTGGCCGGGCCAAGGCATCCGGCTCTATCACGATCGCCGCCCCCCGGGCCGCCGCTGCCCAGTCCGGCAACCTGCCGCCGCCGGCCGCTGCCGCCGCCGCTGCCGGCAACTCCCCCCTCCAGGTGCCACAGGCGGCGATGGTGATTGGCGAGTCCATCCCGGTGATCTGGGGCCGCAGGCGAGGCAACGTCGGCGGCGTGCTGGTGTTTCCCAAGGCCACTGAGGCCCGCTTTGAGAACAACGCCACCACAGTCACCAGCCGGTATCACATGGTGCTGGGTGAGGGGCAGATTCCAGATATTCAGGTGCGCGATGTGCGATGCGGTGAATGTCGGTTCGGGTCGTTCTCCCAGAACTTTAATCAGCGGGCCGGCAGCTGGACCCCCGGAAACTTCGCCACCGCGCAGACCGGATACACAGTCCCAACTTTCCCCAACTTCACTGGCGGCGGCGGCAGGTATCAGGGGCTCTCGACGTTTGAAGCCGGGGCGACGTTTCCCGGTGGGTCTGACGATTGGCGCACAGGTTGGAGCGCGTTTCTTCGCGGCGGCACGATTGTGGAGCGGGGCCGGCTGCTTGATTCCGTGGCGGGCCCCAGTGACAACGTGGCCGACCTAATGCTGTGGGCGCTCCAGCGCTCAGGCCGGGCGCCTGACGCGATGATCGACTTCTCCAGCCTTGTCGCTGCGGCTCAGTTTACCGAGGTCAACGGCTTGTGGTGCAACGGCGAGTTCGTCAGCAGCGTCAACCTGGGCGACTGGCTTATCCGGCTGCTGCCGGAGTTCTTGCTGAAAGAAACCAAGGTCAGCGGAAAGTTCGGCCTTCGGCCGCTGCTGCCAACCAGCTCGGATGGCACGATCAACACCGGCACAATCACCCCCGCGTGGGTGCTGACCGAGGCAGCGATCAAGCCAGGCTCATATCAGGTCAACTACAGCGACGCGGCCACCCTCCGCCCTACCCCGCTGGCGATGCTTTGGCGGCAGCAGCATGACGACTCAGACGTGCCCATTGTGCGGACGCTGCCCGTCGGGGACCCCAACGCACCAGGGCCGCTTGAGCAGCACGACCTCAGCCAGTTCGCCACCACCGAAGATCACGCGGCCAAGGTCGGCACCTACAAATACATGCGCAGCGCGCTATCAACGCACACCGCGTCAGTGGTGCTCAAGCCCGGCAACCAAACCGGCCAGATCGCTGAGGGCGATGTTGTCCAAATCTTTCTGTATGTAGAGACTAACCGGGAGCCGTTATCGACAATCAACCACTACTACTTGGTGGAGTCAATCGGACACGATCTTGCGGGCGATGAAACACTTAACCTCAGCCATTTCCCTGTAAACTCCAGCGGTCAAAGTCTGATAGCCCTGGCGGTGGCCGCTGCCGTCGGGACCGGCACTATCCTGCCCAGCCAGCGCACCGGCAGCAGCTGCGATCTACCTGGCGCTGCCAGTGACACCAGTGTGCCAGCCAAGAGTACGGGCGGGACGCCGTTCGGGGTAGCCGCCGGTGGCGGTGGCGCAGGCGGTGGCGGTGGTGGCAGCAGCGATCAGAAACCCGCCGTTGATCCAAACGGCGGCAACGGCGCACCCACAGACGACCCGCCAGCACCCAACACCGGCGGGGCGAAGAACTATGCAAACAACGGCAGTCAGGTTCCTGGCGGTAGGGGTGGCGCCGAGAGCCTTTGCCCAAATGGATTTAGCGGCTACGTGACCGGTTCCGTCGGGTCAGGAGGGCAAACAGGCCCGTTTGATGCGGGCAGCCGGGAGTTAGGCTTTACTGGCCTCTCCCTGCCAAT